TCATCCCAATAACCATCTGAATAAGAATATAATATTAATTTATCTAATGAATCAGTATATCTTTTATTTTTATCAAATAATTCTTTAGATTCTAATATGAAATCTTTAATTAATTTGATTTGTGCTTGAAAACCAGATGTGCCTTCAACGACGGTCAAACTCATTTCTTCAAAAAAACATAATTCATGTCTTCCCATAGAGAATAGTGGGTTATCAATTCTATTTTTCTTTAGGGAAATTTCACAACCTTTATATGTAAATGTGATATTATCACTATATGCTAAAAAATCAATATATTTATCATCATTATTATCTCTATTCAAACCATCGTTGGAAAAACCAAAAACTTTATTATCATTTTTAAGTTTAGAGATATACCATAAAATTGATGAATATATATCAGATGTTTCTGTATTTATGATAAATTTATACATGTTATAAATGATAATTGTATTATTTTTAAGTAATGAAGAGATATTAATATAATTAATTGTAACACTTAAAGAATGGACCGGTTGGTGCAATAAAGACCTCTAGTATACTCAAGCAAATAGTAATATTGAATTAAAAAAATATATTCACAAACATCTATAAATGATTATGATTTTACAAAATATAATAAAAATAATATTTAAAAAAAAAAATGATTGCTCCCTGATCACGAAGGACATGTGCTATGTGATGAACTAAATTTATCTAAGCGCAGGGCGATCATGCTCAACTTTAGTTGGAATATGCCAAACCACCCATACCGGACATGATTCTGAGGACATTGTAGTTGACAGCGTAGATAGTACCCTCGCTTACTGAGGACCCTTCTAAAGTTAATTCGGCACTGTCAATTCTGGAGAAGTTACAAGTTCCACTGGGTTGGTGTTCTTCGGGTTTGAGGGCAAATGAGTATACACCAATGTTGTGGGTGTCATTGGATGTGCGGGCTGTACGTGTTAGATGAATTCCGGGGTCCGGGAGTTGTTGAATAAATTCACCCTCGGATATCCGAGCTCTCATAGGGAGATTCTGCCTTGGACAATGCGTGTGATAATCATATGGTTGTTGTAGCTCAAAGTATTCAGCGGGTCTTTTACTGAAACGATCATGTCCATTTAATTTTAATTGTGCACCTGTGCTATTATTCGTCCTCCAGATAAGTTCTTTAACTGGGTGGTTGAACCGTAGTTTCTGCGTCCCCGATTTATGAATAGTCTGTTCTTGAACTTGTTCAATAAGGTATTCGTGTGCTCCCTGAGCAAAACGTCTGCGCTCATCAGTATCAAGGTATATATAATCACAGTATAAACTCAGACCTTGGTTCACTCGCGCATGACCTCCCAATACAAACTTAACTTTAACTTCATGGTATTGTAGTGCAATCAGAGGTAAAGCAAGTCCTGCGTTGCGACAAAACCAAAACTGGATTGGTATATGAAAGTAATTCACTCCTCCAAACTGGTCCCCGATACCAAATAATCCTTGCATAGACTTAAGACCCAACGCTTTGGATACGGGAGTAGAAAGTTCGTTCCAAGTGTTCATCCAATCAATAGATTGTATATCAATTCTTTGTCCGCCAATTTCTAATTCGACAGTCTTTATTACACCGTCGGCGGACCCAGATTGATCATCCTCCTCGGTTTGTACAAGGTACATTTTGTAAACTAAATCACCATTGCGGGAAATAGTGCATACAGGACTTTGATTAGCATCCGTACCACCACTGAAAGATTGTTCAATGGATTCCATAGAGAAGTTAGTGTGTCTGCGGTAGACAACTTTAAAGAAAGTAATTTGAGGGTTTCCAGTAAGGTAAATATCTTGCGCGCCATAAGCTACTAATTGCATTAATCCTCCTCCCATTTGTTTTTATAATATCACCTAGAAAAAAATTTAATAAATGAAAATAAATAATAATATTTGAAAACATAATAAATTAAAATTTAATAAAAAATAGAAATAATAAAAATAATTAAAAAAAAAATAAAAATAATAACTATAGAGAATGATTAGGTTTTTTTATCAACATCAAACCACTGCATGCACTAAATTTAGTTGGAATATGCTAAACCACCCATACCGGACATGATTCTGAGGACATTGTAGTTTACAGCGTAGATATTACCACTTACTATGGACTCGTCAAAAGTTAATTCGGCACTGTCAATTCTGGAGAAGTTACAAGTTCCACTGGGTTGGTGTTCTTCGGGTTTGAGGGCAAATGAGTATACACCAATGTTGTCGGTGGCATTGGATGTTCGGGCATGCGTTTCACTCGACACGGTCACGGCGACCGTGACCGTTTCACTCGACACGGTCACCGTTGAATACGCGATGCTTGTGATTGAAAAATCCCCGTCTGCAATATTAGTCGCGAGCTGATTGTTGGTGTTGATCATCGGTTCCGGAGGCACGTCTATTAATAAAACGTCAAATATTAATAAAGTGGTATTATCGGGTGGGGAACTCGTCCCCGTGCCCACCGCGGGGAGAAGGAGGTCCAGATTCGCGATCACCTCCTTCTCCCCAGTCCACCAGCCCACCGCCTTTATTACATACGTATTACCTTGGGTCAACTGGTTCCCGATCGAACTATGAACAATATATCCGATTGTGTTGGCAGTATGGACGACCGCTGCTGTTCTGACAGGATACTGGTACTCAAGTCCAGGCCAATAGGAGTAAAAAATGCCAAGCTGGGCTGGGCGCTGAGACCACATATCAGCCCAGGCAATCGAATCAGGCGTTCGACCGGGAGTCCACCCGTCGTGGCTCGGTCGATTCACGACCGTAACGGAATTCTGCCCGAAGGGTGGGGAATTACTAAATATAAAACCGAGGTAATCGTCCACCGACGCGGGCCAAGGCGCGGACGTTAGTATGCCGCCGGGAGCAAGGATGTTGCCGTCGGTTGTCTCGATTTTATATACACCCTCGGAAGTCCGAGCTCTCGTAGGGAGATTCTGCATTGGACAATGCGTGTGATAATCATATGGTTGTTGTATCTCAAAGTATTCAGCGGGTCTTTTACTGAAACGATCATGTCCATTTAATTTTAATTGTGCACCTGTGCTATTATTCGTCGTCCAGATAAGTTCTTTAACTGGGTGGTTGAACCCTAGTTTCTGCGCCCCCGATTTATGAATAGTCTGTTCTTGAACTTGTTCAATAAGGTATTCGTGTGCTCCCTGAGCAAAACGTCTGCGCTCATCAGTATCAAGGTATATATAATCACAGTATAAACTCAGACCTTGGTTCACTCGCGCATGACCTCCCAATACAAACTTAACTTTAACTTCATGGTATTGTAGTGCAATCAGAGGTAAAGCAAGTCCTGCGTTGCGACAAAACCAAAACTGGATTGGTATATGAAAGTAATTCACTCCTCCAAACTGGTCCCCGATACCAAATAATCCTTGCATAGACTTAAGACCCAACGCTTTGGATACGGGAGTAGAAAGTTCGTTCCAAGTGTTCATCCAATCAATAGATTGTATATCAATTCTTTGTCCGCCAATTTCTAATTCGACAGTCTTTATTACACCGTCGGCGGACCCAGATTGATCATCCTCCTCGGTTTGTACAAGGTACATTTTGTAAACTAAATCACCATTGCGGGAAATAGTGCATACAGGACTTTGATTAGCACCCGTACCACCACTGAAAGATTGTTTAATGGATTCCATAGAGAAGTTAGTGTGCTTGTGATAGACAACTTTAAAGAAAGTAATTTGAGGGTTTCCAGTAAGGTAAATATCTTGCGCGCCATAAGCTACTAATTGCATTAATCCTCCTCCCATTTGTTTTTATAATAGCATATAAAAAAAAAGAATTATATAAATTTAAAATAATAATTTCAATACATTTATTATTCAAATAAAAACAAGTTCATTCTTTAAGATCTTAATTCACATCACAGAACATATATTTATTCTTAAATTATAAATTTGATTTTAAATACTTAAAGAAATATTAATATAATTAATTGTAATACTTAAAGAATGGAAGGACTCCGTTTATCAACAATGACTGCTTGTACTCAACTAAATAGTAATATTGAATTAAAAAATTTATATTCACAA